CTCTGGTCTGTTATTCTTGGCACAGAAATCACTGAGCAACAGTTTGTTTTGTGTATGATCATGGTTAAGGCGGCACGTTTAATGAAGACCGATCATGCGGACAGTTGGATTGATCTTTGTGGGTATGCGGCATTAGGAGGGGAAAAGAATGGCGAGTAAGAAGGAAAAAAGCCAATTAAGTTTTCTTAATCGTATGGATCTAGATACGATAGAGCAGGACTGGTTACCACCAGAGGTCTTCCCTGACTTAACCAGAAGCGAATATATCGCTATTGACTTGGAAACCAATGATCCAAACCTCATGACATTAGGCCCAGGCTGGGCTAGGAGCGATGGGTTTATTGTCGGTATCGCTATCGCGGCTGGGGATTTTGTTGGGTATTACCCTATTGCTCACGAGGGCGGCGGCAACATCCCTTTGAAGAAGGTGATGACATGGCTCAAAGATCAGTTGGCTACGCCTAAAATCCCTAAGATTATGCACAATGCCACCTATGACGCTGGCTGGCTGCGATGGGCAGGAGTCAAGATTCAAGGGACGATAATCGACACCATGGTAGCGGCTCCGCTTATTGACGAGAACCGCTTCAGCTATAGCCTTAACAACTTGGCGCGAGACTACCTAAACGAACGCAAGGACGAGAAGACTCTAAGAGCGGCGGCTCTTGACCACGGCTTTGATCCGAAGGCAGAGATGTGGCGGCTCAACTCACGGTTTGTGGGGGCATATGCCGAGAAAGATGCCGAACTCACATTGAAGCTGTGGAACAGATTTAAGGTGGAGCTACAGGCGCAAAGCCTTATGACAGTGTTTGAGATGGAAACGAACCTAATTCCTCTTATGCTTGATATGCGAGAGGCGGGAGTCAAGGTTAACATAGACGGTGCCGAGCAGGCAAAAACAGCGTTGATCGCAGCAAAGAAAGATCTTGTGGCAGATATCAAGCACGAGACAGGCTTTCAGGTAGAGCCTTGGGTGTCAACATCTGTGGCTAAAGTATTTGACTATTATAATCTTCATTATAACAGAACAGAAGGTAACGGTCAGCCGTCTTTTACAAAAGCCTTTCTACAAGCCTCACCGCACCCTGTTGCGGCAAAGATCCTGCGCTTGCGTGAACTAGATAAGGCAAGCAATACGTTTGTGGATAACATCCTAAAGTTTTCCCACAAGGGCCGCATTCACTGCGAATTTCATCAGCTCCGTTCGGACGATGGCGGCACGGTAACAGGACGGTTTAGTTCCAGTAACCCTAATTTGCAACAGCTCCCTGCACGAGATCCAGAGATTAAGTCGTTAATCCGTGGGTTGTTCATCCCAGACGAGGATTGCAAGTGGGGTAGTTTTGACTATTCGAGTCAGGAGCCAAGGCTCTTGGTGCACTATTGCGCCAGCCTCAACGACAACATGCGGCATCCGTTGGTTGACGAACTGGTTGAGCAGTATCACAAAGGCGATGCGGATTTCCACCAGATGGTGGCAGACATGGCTGGGATCAGTCGCAAGCAGGCCAAGACCGTGAATCTGGGCATCATGTATGGCATGGGCAAAGCTAAACTAGCCAACACGATGAACATCAGCACAGACGAAGCCACCGAATTGTTGGGGCAATACCACACCAAAGTTCCTTTTGTTAAAGGGTTGGCTGATCTGGTGTCAAACCAGGCTAGCAAGCACGGCAAGATCAGGACTATGTCAGGGCGGCAGTGTCGGTTTGATATGTGGGAGCCAAGGACATTTGGTTACAACAAGCCTATGAAGCGTGAAGATGCGGAGAAAGAGTACGGCATGAACATCCGCCGCGCCTTTACCTACAAGGCGTTAAACCGATTGATCCAAGGTTCGGCAGCCGACCAAACGAAGACCGCGATGGTTGAGTGCTACAAAGAGGGTCTTGTGCCATTGCTCACGGTTCATGACGAACTCTGCTTCAATGTAGAGTCCAAGGAGCAAGCATCGAGAATCACGGAGATCATGGAAACCAGCACGCCACTTAAAGTGCCGAGCAAGGTGGATCAGGAACTAGGCAACAACTGGGGAGAAGTAGGATAATGGCTAACTGTTTTCTTTGTAATCACGAAGTAATCTGGGGCGGCGACCATGACATCGATGACGATGACGCATACTTTATCGTGTCGAACTTGAGTTGCCCAGAATGCGGAGCGTTTCATCTCGTGTATCACCCAGCCCCAGAGGGTTGGGATCCTAGTCAAACAGATGAGACATAGTCTTGTTCCAAGAACTAAGGCAGACACCATCATTGTCAAATCGTTTCGGTGATAGGCGTTTTGTTTTTTGCGGAAGTCTATCTTGCGGGTAAAAGATTACTTGCTCTTGTTCGATGGCGACCAGTGCTATGACATCACAATCTGCGCTGGTCATCACCCTCTTTTGTTTCCCGCCAACACCAAGGTTAAATTGATATCCGTTTCGTGGTGCAGATCCATTCTTTTTTAGGGTGCTGGACTTGACTTGAATGCGGATCAACCTATTTTCATGGTAAGCGATGATATCCAAAGCCTCGAAATTGGCGATCTGACACGAGATGCCAGATTTAAGCATACGCAGAGCGCAGATATATTCGCCGATCTTGCCTGTGTCTAATTCACTAAGCATTCTTAGAGCTATCAGCTAATGCCCTCATACGGTTAACTAATCTCTCGCTGCGTTTACCTACCTGCGAATACCAAGCCGAATCTACCATCTCATCGGCTGCTTTATTCCAGTCTCTTGCATCAACCCCGCGCTTCATCCCGCGAAACTTCTTCATTCGAGGAAGACCCATGTTGAACATCATGTTGGCTATGATTAGCTGGGCTTCTTCTGGAAGCTCATAGAAGTCATCATACAACGTCAGGCAGTCAGCAAGCGTGACTTTGATGTCCTCTTTGAAGCACTCGTCAACACGTTCTTCTGACACAGGAGTTTTGACAGGACTGCCATATTCAGGATCATCCTTCTTAATTAGATGCCCTATACCAAACGTGGGGTAGGCTAGATGATCAAGATAGATCTCGTGCTTAACGCCCTCATCAAGGGCAAGTTCTTTTTTGAGTTTGTTTACGTCCATTACTCTATCCCAAAGGTTGCTCTGGTTGCAGGATCAGGAACCAAAAGCGGCGATACATTAAACCGTCCTGAACTCCTTGCAACAGGGGCCGTGGTTCCAGTTGCGGGAGCCGTGGTGCTAGGTGCGACAGTCGGAGGAGATGTCATAGACTGTTGCTGTTGTAGTAGTGGAGCGACATTGAATCCACCTGTTGGTGCTTCCAAGGGACCAGAATCATCCTCTTCCACATCACCAAACTCTCTGCCTTTTTGCTCTGCTTGATAGGCTCGGATCTCACCACGAGGCAACAGATTGATCGTGCCGTTGCGGCGCATCTCATCAATGATGGTCTTGCTGACTTCAAGTGGTTCATAGTCGCCACGAACCAAACGGTTGACGCCACCGACACCTGCATCTTCAAGGGTCTTTTTAATATCCCTGTCGTTCATGCCCATGGTTCTCATGTCTTCTACCGTCCGATGGAACTCGTTGAACACACGGAAGCGTGCTTCGTTTGCATCCACATAGGCATTCAGAAGATCATCGGATGTTACATTCTGACGCCGAGCAACGGAGTTGAAGATACCAGATGTGTCCTGTCGTGCTTCACGGAACTCGAAACCTTTGTATTCAAGGGTTCTGGCAGGATCTACCTCTTGAACCGTGACACCCGTGAGCGCACGAGACATCTCTTCTTTCACATTGCGTTCACGACCATACCGATCTCTTGGTGAGATTCCCAAAAACCCTTCGTCTGCATCTACTGCTGCTGCTACGCCACGAAGGAATCGGCTTGGCTCAAACTCACCGCCACGAACATCCACAGGAAGACCGCCAGGCAACAGCGCATTGATCACATGGTTCGCTGACTTCTGCATTTGCGTAACGCCGTCATCTTCTGGGTTGTATACTCGTGCGCCACTTATGCGGTTACCGCCACGACCAAACCCTGTTTCGGCAGGGAGCACATCGATCAATGCTTCCGCGATCATCGACTGATCTGTAAACGGAGAGGCCAATTCGCCTACGGCTTCAGTCAATGCTTTGCGAAGGTTGGTGCTGAGAGGTTCGCCTGTGCGCTGTGATGTATCAAACGCATTGAGTGCGCCAGACGCAAAGCGTGTCAGATAGTCGTATGGATTTGAGTAACTGTAGTTGATGTACTCAATGTTGCCGTCATCGTTTCTTCCGATAGGAATAAGCCTGGCGTTGCGCTCCCACTCAGGAGCACCAGAACGCTTATATGCATCCATCTCTTCCGCCGTCACACCGCTTACCATGTAACCCAACTCTGTCATGGCAATAGGAGCGGCTGTAAATGTAGTCATCGCTCCTGTCAAACGGCGCATACCAATCTTTTGAATCTCAGGATTGGTTGAAGCAAGTTCCTGAATACCTCTAGTAATCGTGTTCGTTCCTGTACGCATGATCTCGTATGGGAAGGTGATAAAGTTACCAATAGGCATCTTCCGCAAGGTCTTGATTGCTTCAGGTGCAAGGTTGTAGTTCGGCACCGTATTACGGACGATACGAGCAGACTCTTCTTTAATTAGATCGTCAATTAATTGCGGTGTTACAGCGGATCCTTCAGGAGCAGCCCGACCAGTAAGCGCAAGATATTGCTCTTCGGGGGATGAGCCACGCAATGCATTCTTTAGTTTGCTTTGCTCAAACTTAAAGTTATACATCTTCCACGCATCGTCACTGCCCTTGTAAAGGTCTTGGGCTGTTTGATTGGCCGCACCTGCCAGTTTAGCAATATAGTTATCCGTTAGTTTCTTCATGGCTTCACTTCGAAGACGAGGATTAATCTCTGCTCCTTCAACAAAAACGCTTCCGCCTTTTGAT